TGCAAATACGACAGGACAAGGTAAGAGTGCAGCTCACACTGGATGGGTTCAGAGAACAGGATTCATGGGTCCAGTTATCTCTATTACTGCCAACGCTAATGCATATGGCACGAATAGTTTCATCACATTCTCTGGTGGTCAAACATCTTCGAATACCATCAATCCAGCAGGTCAGGGAACTGGTAATACTTCTGCTAATGCTACAGTTTCGGTTGCAGCAAATGGTAGAATCCAGTCGATTACAATCAACTCTGGTGGTTTGTATCTAACCACACCAAACGCTACTCCAGCGTCTGGTAATGCAGCATTCACAGTCACAATGGGTGGTCGTGCTAATCGTTTCCAATATGAAGTGCTTGTTGCAAGTAATACAATCTTTGGTGACTCATCTTCTGACGATCATATCCTACCACAGTAAAATGATCTGAATGTTATTTGATGATTTGCGTGAGGAGAATGTAATACTGTATGCCATGAAGGCATATGATTCTCCTCATTGCATTATGTCTGAGTTTGAAAGTGATTACAAACGAACTAAGTATTTAAAGAGATTGTTTCGAAGATACAAGTTGACTGGTGAACTCAGAGAACGATTAATTCTTAATCACATCATACTTCTTTATAATGTGTTCGGCGTAGAAGCAGCAACACGCATATTGTTCTTTAGAATTGATGAAAAAGACTATGATGTACTGAAAACATTTTTGTTATATTTAAATTATATGCCTGAGAAAATAAAAGGTATATCGGGTAAAGATATTGTCTCTAACAATATAAATATTGACGAAAATATAACAAGGATATTGGAAAGCATATGAAGTCTTTTAAACAGTTCAGAGAAGATGCGGGTGGAATTGCAGCACCTGGCCCAGTTAATGTTGTTTCTACTGGTGCAATTGCTGGCACTGGTGGCAAAGGTGGTGAACCCGGTGTCAATATGAAGAAAAAGAATAAAGTCGTAATTCAGCCAATGGCTCATAGAAGTCCACCAAAGATGTAATCATGGACTTTCAATTCAATTTTACTGAAGTTAAATTAGGACAGTTACTTAGAGGTAACAAAGAAGTCCATGCTTGGTTCGATGCTTGTGTTGAGGTATTTCCACACTACGAACTAACAACAGTAAATCGAGTTGCATCTTTTATTGCACAATGTGGTCATGAATCCAATAACTTCATGACACTAGAAGAAAATCTAAACTATTCTGCATCTGGTCTTGTTAAGACATTCAAGAAGTATTTTGCAGATGAAACTATCGCATCACAGTATGCAAAACAACCTGAAAAGATTGCAAATAGAGTGTATGCAAATAGAATGGGTAATGGAGACGAGAAGTCTGGTGATGGATGGTTATATCACGGTAGAGGCTTAATTCAACTCACGGGTAAAACAAATTACTCCGCATATGCACGAGATACTGGTCAATCATTAGAAGATGCAGTAGATCATACAAGTCATCCTCATGGTGCATTAGAATCTGCATGTTGGTTTTGGCATACTCGTGGACTGAATAAATTCGCAGACTCTAAAGACATAATGACATTGACAAAAAGAATCAATGGTGGTACAATAGGTCTAGAAGATAGAAATCTTAGATTTGAACGTTCAATTAGTATTTTAGGAAGAGATTAATATGCCAACATTCTATTCAATTATAATTAAAATTGTCGCATTATTATTAGTACTAATCTGTACGTTCTATGCTGGCAAAAGAGTCAACGATAATCAGTGGTTGGCTAAAGTACATGAACTTGAACAGAAAGTTGCAATCGCTGACGAAAAGAGTAAAGCAATAAATACTGTGGTTGAAACTAAAGTTGTCGAAAAAGTAAAGGTGGTAAAACAAAATGTTTATGTCAACAAAGAAATCATTAAAGAAGTTGCTGGCAAACAGCTTGATGCTAAGTGTAGTCTGCCTGAGTCTACTATCATGCTCGTCAACAGTGCCAGTCAAAATGAAGTGGCCAGAAGTCCCTCCGTCGCTGATGGAGCCACCTCCACCGTTAAAGCAAGTGACGTCCTCAGCACCGTCGTCGAAAACTACGGAATCTGCAACGAAACAAGAGAAAAACTAATATCATTCCAAGAGTGGTACAAAGCGCAGAAGAAAATCTTCGAAGATTTAAACAAATAAATAATATATCTTAGGAGAACAAAATTGGGTGCTTTTGTCTACGAAGAAGAAAATGGCGTACAGATAGTCAATCAAGCACCTACAACAAGAATTGGTGTCTTTAGACCTCTTGGTTCTACTGGTGGTGGTGGATTCCAACAATCTGCTGTTCCTGCTCCAGTTCTAACTGCTGCTGGTAATAATGCAGCACAGAATGCAGAAGTTTTAGTTGCAAACACAAACGAAGATTGGATCAATAAGAAATGGCGTCCAGCAATGGGTTGGATGTATATGGCAGTATGTACGTTTGATTTTATGGTTGCTCCTATTCTATGGAGCATTGCACAAGCATTAGATGGTGGTCAGATTTCTACTCAATGGCAACCCGTGACATTACAAGGTGCTGGTTTATTTCATATCGCCATGGGTGCAGTTCTTGGTATTGCAGCATATGGTAGAACTAGAGAAAAACTAGAGGACAAACACTAAAATGGCTGCCACAGATCAAGACTATACGCAAATGAAAGTTGATGTGGGTGTATTAAAGGTACAAGTAACACAACTAACGGAACTTTGCGCTAAAATGGACAAAGTAATAGATAAACTTATGGAACAACAGGATAGACTTGTGAATCAGATTTATGAAGATATTGACAATAAGAAAAAAGAAACTAATACAGACATAAAAGAATTGCATTCTAGAATCACTACTATTAGCCGTGAGTTATCAGATAAAGTTGAATTGACTGAACGTAGGATTATGGAACGTATCGAGAATCTCAGGACTGAGATATCCAATCACAATAAGAAAGAAGATGCAGAATTTGGCAAAATCCTTGAATGGAAATGGATGGTTGCTGGTGGTATTTTTCTCGCAGGCTTCTTGCTTTCTATGGTAAAAGTTGATATAATGAAGTTGTTCGGCAACTAAATTTATCTCCTTTCGCTATGAGCGTCTACATTGACCGCAAATTCTTAAAGCTTCTGTCGCCCAAATTAGGCAAGTTCACACAACGGCGTGAGGACTTGTACAACTTTCGGTGCCCGTTCTGTGGTGATTCACAGAAGAATCAATTCAAGGCCAGAGGCTATATCTACCGCAAAAAAGATGACTACTTCTATAAGTGTCAGAATTGTGGTATCGGCCATTCCATGTATAACTTTATCAGCCATCTAGATCCTGAAATGGTGAAAGAGTACGCACTCGAAACATATTCAAATGTTAAAGTTCATATCGATGTAAAAGTCCCAGACTTTAAATTTGAAAAACCAATATTCAAAGCAAAGATTAATCTACCAAAGATATCAGAATTAGATGATGAACATTATGCAAAAAAGTATTGCTTAAATCGAATGTTTAGTGTAGAATGCTTAGACAAGCTCTACTTTGCAGAGAGTTTCAAACGATTTGTAGATGAAATTCTACCAGACAATGAAAAGAATCTCAAAGAAGATGATCCTAGATTGATCATACCATTCTTCGATATTGATGGATCACTCCTTGCAATTCAAGGCAGAGCACTTCGTGATTCAAAGATTCGATATATAACTATCAAAATAAATCAAGATAGTATTAAGATATTTGGTCTAGACACAGTAGATAAAGAAAATAAAGTCTATGTGACTGAAGGTCCTCTAGATTCTCTGTTTCTACCCAATGCAGTTGCTACTGCTGATGCAAATCTAACAAATGCAGTCAACTATATTGCTAAAGATAAATTGGTGTTGGTGTTTGACAATGAACCAAGAAACAAAGATATATGTAGACTGATGGATGAAGCAATCGAGAAACATTTTCAAATCTGTATCTGGCCAGAGATGATGCAAGAGAAAGATATCAACGATATGATTCTGAATGGATTCTCATCAGATGAGATAAAAGACATTATAGATAACAACACGTTTGTTAATCTCAGAGCAAAGTTTGAGTATACACAATGGAAAAAGATATAAGGAGTTTTGAATGAAAGTTAGTCTAGTCTCTTATTCGCGGGATCTTGAGGATAGAAGTCTCCTTAATCAAGTTGCATACGCTGCACGAGTTTCTAATCCAGGTAATCAGAACAATGAAGAAACCGCAGAGAAACTAGTTCGATATCTGATTAAACATCAACATTGGTCCCCACTTGAAATGGTATCATTGTGTTTAGAGATTGAAGTGACTAGAGATATTGCACGGCAGATTCTTCGTCATAGATCATTCTCATTCCAAGAATTTTCACAACGATATGCTGTTGCAGATCTAGGTTGGGAATTAAAAGAAACGCGATTACAAGATACAAAGAATCGACAGAACAGTATTGAAACTGAAGATCATTTACTTGCAAATGATTGGTATCGTGCTCAACAACGAGTTCTATTCACAATTCAAAAAGAATATGATTGGGCAATTGCAAATGGTATTGCAAAAGAACAAGCTCGAGCTGTTCTTCCAGAAGGACTTACTTTATCGCGTATGTATATGAATGGAACTCTACGTTCATGGGTTCACTATATACAACTACGTTCTTCTAATGGAACACAAAAAGAACATCGTGATGTGGCACTCGCTTGTGCTAAAGCAATTGAACCAGTATTCCCTCTTATCACGGAGTTTACAAATGAACAGACTAGAAGACAGGAATTAAAATGACACCAGGAATCGTACACGGAATTAAAGTTGATTATTCTAGAGATATTCTATTTGATGATTTAGGAATTAAACGACTTCAAGAGTCGTACATGAAAGAAGATGAGGCATCGCCACAGGAGAGATTTGCATATGTTAGTAATGTTTTTGGATCAAATAAAGATCATGCTCAGCGTTTGTATGATTACTCTAGCAAGCATTGGCTTAGTTATTCTACTCCCATTCTTAGTTTTGGTCGTTCTAAGCGTGGCCTTCCTATCTCATGCTTTCTTAACTTCATTGAAGATACTGCGGAGGGACTAGTTGACAACCTTTCTGAAACCAATTGGCTTTCTATGCTTGGTGGTGGTGTGGGTATCGGTTTTGGCATTCGCTCGGCTGATGATAAGTCTACGGGAGTTATGCCGCACCTTAAAATGTATGACGCATCATCTCTCGCCTATCGACAAGGCAGGACTCGCAGGGGTAGTTATGCTGCATATCTTGATATTAGTCATCCTGATATTATCTCCTTCTTAGAGATGAGAAAACCAACGGGTGATCCTAATGTCCGTTGTCTTAATCTGCACCATGGTATTAATATCACAGACAAGTTCATGCAGATCATCGAAAAGTGTATGATTGATCCTACTGCTGATGATTCATGGCAATTAGTTGATCCTTATTCACATGAAGTTCGTGAAACTGTTTCTGCCAAACATCTATGGCAAATGATTCTTGAACTTCGGATGCATACTGGTGAACCATATCTACATTTCATTGATACCAGTAATCGTGCTATGCCACAGTTTCTAAAAGATAGAGGTTTGCAAATTATGCAATCAAATCTTTGTTCAGAAATTATTCTGCCGACCAATGAAGAAAGGACAGCAGTATGTTGTCTATCTTCCGTTAATCTGGAGTACTATGATGAATGGAAGAACGATCCACTTTTTCTACAAGACGTTGCCGAGATGTTGGACAATGTGTTGGAATACTTTATTAGTAATGCTCCAGCTACTATATCTAGGGCTGTTTATTCTGCTTCTAATGAGCGGTCTATTGGTGTGGGAGCTTTGGGATTTCATGCGTACCTACAGCAAAAAGGTATTGCGTTCGAAGGAGTAATGGCTAAAATCTGGAACAACAGTATCTTCAAAGATATGAGAAAAAAACTAGACGAAGCAAATCTTCATCTAGGTAAAGAAAGAGGTGAAGCACCAGATGCAGAGGGAACTGGACGTAGATTTAGTCATATGTCGGCTATTGCTCCTAATGCTTCTTCTTCTATCATTATGGGTAATACATCTCCTTCTATTGAACCTTATCGTGCTAATGCTTATAGACAGGATACACTTTCAGGTTCTTTCTTGAACAAAAACAAATATCTCGATGCAATCATCAAAAAAGAATGCGAAAAGAATAAGAAGTTAAATTATCAAGATATTTGGTCTTCTATCATCGCTAATGATGGTTCTTGTCAACATCTTGAATGGTTAGATGAAAACGATAAGGTAGTCTTTAAAACTTCGATGGAGATCGATCAACGTTGGGTGATTGAACATGCTGCTGATCGTCAACAATATATTGACCAGGCACAGTCTTTGAATGTGTTCTTTAGACCCGATTCACATATCAAATACATCCATGCTATCCATTTTATGGCATGGAAGAAAGGTGTGAAGACTCTTTATTACTGCCGTTCAGAGAAACTTGCAAAAGCAGATAAAGTATCTAAGCGAATTGAACGTCAAGTGATTAAAGAACTTGATATGTCTGCATTGGCACAAGGAAACGACTGTATCGCATGTGAGGGCTAAATGAATAATATTTACGTTTGGTGGTTATTTCGAATAGTAGAAATGATCACCTGCATACATATTATAATAAATGTCTAGCGTCACTGGTAAAGGAGTAAAATGCATTACAAATCAATCTTCATATCTGATGTTCATTTGGGATCTAAAGAATGTAAGGCTGATAGACTAAACAATTTTCTAAAAGAAAATAGTTGTGATACATTATATCTTGTTGGTGATATTATTGATGGGTGGAAAATACAACAAAACAAATTACATTGGAAACAAAGTCACTCTAATGTAATTCGTAGATTTTTAAACTATAGCAAAGATGGCAGTAAAGTAATCTATATTGCTGGTAATCATGATGAATTTCTACGTCCATTCATGCAATATAAACTTGCATTTGGTCGAATCGAGATTCACAACCAATATGAACATCTAGGTGTTGATGGTAAAAGATATCTAGTAACTCATGGTGATCTATTTGATGGTATTACTAGACTTGCACCTTGGCTAACATTTCTAGGAGATAAAGCATATGACTTTATTTTATCGATTAATAGCAAATACAATTGGATACGCCATCGTCTTGGTTTTGGGTACTTTAGTCTTAGCAAATACCTTAAGCATAGAGTAAAGAAAGCTGTAGACTTTATTTTTCAGTTTGAGAAAAATCTAGCAGAGTATTGCAAGAAACGAGGATTCGATGGCGTTATCTGCGGACACATTCATCATGCAGAGATTAAAACAATAGATGGTATAATCTATATGAATGATGGTGACTGGGTTGAATCATTGACTGCATTAGTTGAACATGTAGATGGAAGATGGGAAATAGTGACATGGAATAAACAAGAAAACGAAGAAGATGTGTAAGAAAATTCTAATCGTTACAGACAACCTAAAGGATCAAATAAATGGCGTTGTCTCAACTTTTAAGAATATTGAAATATGCGCTGATTCTGATGGGTACGATTTTGTTTATATTGATCCCGGGCAGTTCTCTTATATTGATTGTCCTGGTTATGCTGAAGTTAAAATCGCTTGGCCTCGAGGAATCGGAAAAAGAATTGAAGAGATTAATCCGGATCACATTCACATTGCTACGGAAGGGCCCGTAGGACTAGCAGCACGAATCTGGTGTGATAGAAATGGATACTTCTACAACACAAGTTATCATACTAAGTTTCCAGAGTTTCTACACACATTATATAAGATACCTGTTGATTTAACATATCGTTATGTTAGATGGTTCCATAAACATTCAGGTAGAGTGCTCACCACAACCACGTCGATGGTGAAAGAATTAGAGTCAAGAGGATTTAGATCTGATATAATACCATGGACTCGAGGTGTAGATAGGTCTGTTTTAAAACCCACTATCAGTCGCAGAAAGAATACATCACCAATAGTCCTATATGTAGGAAGAGTTTCGAAAGAGAAAAACCTAGAAGATCTCTGTACACTACAGGATAAGTATGTTATAATCATTGTTGGTGACGGTCCACACAGGAAAGAACTGGAAGACAAATACAAGAAAGTTAAGTTTGTTGGATATAAAAAAGAAAGTGATTTAGCTAATTATTATCTAAGTGCTGATGTGTTTTGTTTTCCAAGCATCAGAGATACGTTTGGTATTGTGATGATAGAATCACTTAGTGTTGGAACTCCTGTTGCTGCATACGATGTAACAGGTCCTAAAGATATTATACACAACGGCATAAACGGATACATAGGTCCAGACTTATCGGAGTCAATAAATAAGTGTCTTTCTTTGAATAGAAAATTAGTTAAAGAAACATCAAAAGACTGGACATGGGAAAATTGTTGGAAGATTTTTAAAGACAATTTAATTAGAGCAAGAGGATAAAATGACTAAAGAAGGCAAACTAACACTCACGGACGAAAGGGATCATTTTAAACCCTTTAATTATCCTTGGGCGTATGAAGCATGGTTGAAGCATGAACAATCCCATTGGTTGCATACAGAAGTGCCAATGTCAGAAGATGTACAAGATTGGAAAAAGCGTTTAACAGAAAATGAAAAATTGTTTCTAACACATATCTTTAGATTCTTCACACAGGGTGACATTGACGTTGCTGGTGGTTATGTACGCAATTACTTGCCACATTTTCCACAACCAGAAGTTAGAATGATGCTTGCAGGTTTTGCGGCACGTGAAGCGTTGCATATTGCTGCATATTCACATTTGATTGAAACTCTTGGTCTGCCAGAGACAACATACAATGAGTTTCTCTCTTATCAAGAAATGCGCGACAAACATGATTATATCAGAGACATTTCAGGCCAAAACACTACATTAGAGAATACAGCAACACATATTGCTGTGTTTTCTGCATTTACCGAAGGTATGCAGTTATTCTCTTCGTTCATTATGTTGTTGAACTTTCCGCGAAATGGATTGATGAAAGGTATGGGTCAAATCGTCACTTGGTCGATTGTTGATGAAACAATGCACGCTGAATCCATGATTAAATTGTTTAGAACATATATAGAAGAAAATAAGCAAATCTGGAATGATGAACTCAAATCAAGAATCTACACTATCGCAGAAAAAATGGTTGATCTTGAGGAGAAATTTATTGACCTCGCTTTCAAGATGGGTGAAATGCGGGATCTTACTTCTGATGATGTTAAGCGATATATTCGCTATATCGCTGATCGCCGTCTTATTTCTTTAGGTCTCAAAGGAATATTTAAAGTGAAGAAGAATCCATTACCGTGGGTAGAAGAGATGATTAATGCACCGACTCACACAAACTTTTTTGAGAATCGGGCAACAGATTATGCTAAGGGCGCTCTGACTGGAAATTGGAGCGATGTTTGGGCTAATTAAGGAGATTTAAATGGCAGACAAAATTATAACAGCAGATTGTGATAGCTGCGAGTCAACATTTGAAATTGCATATGAAGAAGAACTAGTGTCAGATCAATTACCTAGTTTCTGTCCATTTTGTGGTGAAGCAGTTGAAGATGTTACAGAACAAATATATGAAGAAGAAGATGATGATTTAGATATTGAGGGATGGGAGTGACTTGGAAATTTGAGGGATCAGATTTCACAGAAAGTCAAATAGGTGAATACTATGGATTCGTCTATTTGATAACAAATCTTCAAACCAATAAGAAATATATTGGTAAGAAGTTTTTCTACTCAGCACGAACAAAAACCTTGAAAGGCAAGAAGAAAAGGTATAAAATAGCATCTGACTGGCAAACTTACTACGGTTCGAACACAGAACTTCAGACCGACGTGAAGGTGCTAGGTGAACAGATGTTCCTGAGGGAAATTCTACATCTTTGTAAGACTAAGGGTGAGTGTGGTTATGTCGAAGCAAAAGAACAATTCGGTAGAACTGTATTGGAAACCGACGACTTTTATAACACTTGGATAATGGTAAGAGTTAGAAAATCACACATTAAGGAATATAATGGAAGAATTAAAAGCATTACGTAATGGTAATTACGATGGTTTTATGTTTATGAGGAGTGATGATGGTAATTTAGCAATTAAAGCATTTGAGTTTAATGATCCGGGTCAAAAACTTCCTGGTTCATCAATGGGAGATCTATATGATATAATTGTAACGCCACAAGATTTATCTGAAAAACCAGATAGATTTAAAGCAATACTAGTATCACCAGTAGATTATTTAAATAGAATGTTTGATGATGGATTTTTTGGTGTCATTTGTCGCGCTACCACCAAATCAGATAAAGCGATGAATGAAAACTATGCATCAATGGTTGAAGCTATTGAACAGATTATGAAAAATATGGAGAAATAATATGATTGATCGTTTTGAATTGAAACAAATTTTGGAAAAGTCTGTTGCAACTGTTGTCTTCACAAAAGTCAATGGTGAACAACGAGAAATGAAATGTACTCTTCTTGCCGAGTATGTTCCTAAACAGAATGTTGCAGAAAAACAACTTCTGTCTGAGACCTTGACACCCAAGGAGAATCCTAGTACAATGGCTGTATGGGATGTAGAAAACAACGGATGGCGGTCATTTCGTCTTGATTCTATTAACTCAGTTTCTGCCTCTAGTGTGTAAACAAATTAATTAAATATGCGACCCACTTCAATCGAAGAGTATGAAAAGAAAGCGTCTGGTGGTGAACCAACGTGGACTAATGTTGAAGTTTCTCTTTATCAGGACGTACCAATTTCAAAAGCATTAAATTGGTATGCATATCATTGCTCTGCGAAAGAGAGTAAAAAATATACTATTCAATATCTAAAAGATAAGAAAGCGTCTAAGAACATTATTGATGCTATTGATAGAGTTCCTGAAGACAAGTTTAAGAATCTTGGATTTGTTTGCCGCATGAAACTTCGCGGAGCACCTCTTACAGAGAAGAATGATAAGTGGATTGAGAACTCTATCGAGAATCTTCGGTGTCTCTTTAAAGAGAGTACAAAAGAAGAAGAGAATAAAGTAGAGAAAGTGGGTCCTTCAATTCAAGAACGAATTGAAGACAAAGCTCGTGAACATATTGGTGAACTTGAAGGTGTCATCGATGAATGTATTGCCAAGAAGAATTTTACTGATATTAATCCATATGATTGGATGCAGGCACGGCAAGTCAAAGCAGTCCATACAAAGTTTATTGTTTCCTTTTGCGAGAAACGAATTGCAGAACTAAAAGAAGTTATTGCAGGTAAAGATGAGCAATTAGTTGAAGGATATTCAAATTTTAAGAAAACTTTACTCAAACGATATCTGGATTTTCTAAATACAGTTGTGGCAGATTGTTCAAGGATTAGTCATGTTGCGAAAGTGACTCGAGCTCCAAGAAAGAAGAAGCCTAAGACAACTGAAAAGATTCTGGCTACGTTTCAATACAAGAAGGAAGATAAAGATTTTAAAGTGGCTTCTATTAATCCTACTGATATTATCGGTTCATCTCAGTTATGGGTTTTTAATACAAAAACAAGAAAACTCGGATGTTATTTCTCAAGCGACAGTTCGGGCTTGAGTGTGAAAGGTACTACATTGACTAATTTTGAAGAATCTAAATCAATTCAAAAAACTGTTCGAAAACCAGAGACTGTTCTACCTGGAGTTATCTCTGTGGGTAAAGTAGCGCTCCGTAAAACACTAACTGATATTAATGCAGTCGAACAATCAATGACTGGGCGAATCAACGCCGACACAATTCTACTAAGGGTAATCAAATGAGAAGAAATATCTATGAAGTTTTTGATGATTTTGAAAATGCATCAAATAAAGAAGAAAGAATCAGAGTTCTGCAGGAAAACTGGACTCCAGTACTACAGAACGTGTTATCTATGGCATTTCATCCAGACATTAAGTGGAAAGTCAAAGGAATTCCAGAGAATTATAAGATTCCAGATACAAAACCAGGAATTTCTTATAGCACACTCAATCAAGAACTAAAAAGACTGTATTTGTTCCAAGTTGGAAATCCAACAGCAGAAAAATTGACAGAAGCAAAACAAAAAGAGTTGCTTTTAATTCTTCTTGAGTCTCTAGAACCTAGAGAAGCAGAAGTTATCAATGGAATCTTTAAAAAAGATTTGGGTGTTGAGGGCTTGACATACAAGTTCGTTCGTGATAATATTAGTGGACTGTTGCCGTAACAGTATTTTTTCAACCAGAGAGGGAGTGTAGATAAAGTGGGTAAGTCTTTAAGTAGATATTTTGAAGAGTCGAGCAATGATGAATATGGTTCTTCAAACGAGTTTTACAATAAAAAACAAAAAAAGAAAAGCATTGAACTTAGAAAAAGCAAAATGCGCAAATATCAAGAAGATTCTTTTGAATCTGATTTCAACGAAAAGCGTATGAAGTATCGATAATCTAATTTTTTGAGTTTTTTGTTATGATGATTTATGCTTATCAGAAAAAGTCCAAGCCAAAATTGCGTCCTAAGAAAGAACGCGAAGAATATCAAGCTTGGTTAGACAAACACGGCGTCGGTAAGAAGAAAAAAGTTACCGAATCTCCGTCTTTTTCTTATAATTTGAACATTCCTGCCGGCAGGACTGACTCAAGACACATTCCTTCTCTAAATACTGGAGAAGGCGACACAAATATGCGAACTAAAAAAGTTTATACGGGCGATAAAATGCTTGGAATCGGAACTTTGCATAAATCTAACGCTGTTCCTGTGTTTTCCCAAGAAGAAGCACTTGATATGGCAAAAATGAGAAGGTAAAAATGGAAAATTCCGAAGAAATTCACGAAATTTTGCGAAAAATCGTAGCCGAATGGGTCAAGATGTCCCAGGATGAAGAAAAATGTGACGGAGAAGCAACACCCGCTTGACATTTTCACGAAAAAGCGTATAATAGAATCATCAACTCAACGGAAACACAAATGCTGATCGATTCGAAATCCAATCTTGCACGACTGATGGCTACTGAAAACCTCGTTATTGAACAACGGCGAGTTCCAACTGCTTTTTTCGACATTAAAAATCGTGTTCTCACGGTTCCTATTCTAAATGGTAATTTGTCGCCTGAACTTTATGATCTTCTTTTGGGTCATGAAGTTGGCCATGCACTAGAAACTCCAGAAGAGGGTTGGCACCATTCTGTCATTGAAATCAAAGAAGTGTCCAGAACGACTCTGAATATTTGTGAAGATATTCGGATCGAAAAGAAAATCAAACGACGCTTTCCTGGTATTCGCCCGTCCTTCCTAAAAGGATACCGCGAACTTATGGATATGGACTTCTTTGGCGTGAAAGGTAAAGATCTGAATACGCTTAATTTTCTTGATCGCATCAATCTTCATGCCAAAGGTGGCGCACAACAGAATATTCGATTCACTAAAGAAGAAACTGATCTTCTAGAAGAAGCAGAAGACGCTGAAACTTTTAAAGAAACCGTTGAGGTTGCTAAAAAGATTGATGCGTTTATGAAAAAACAAGAAGAAAAGCGTAAAAACGAAAAACCGAATTCGTCTTCGGAAGAATTTTTAGAGTCTCCTTTACAAGATGATGACATTGATGAAACTCAACAGTATTCGGTCACAGATTCTGATGAAGATGAGGATGGTTCTGATGATGGCGAAGGTGAGGATGATGATTCTGATGAAGATGCCAAGACTGGTATGACTGGTTCTGCCGATGGTAAATACAATCCTGTTTCTATCACAGATCAAAACTTCCGTGAACGCGAGAAGGAACTTACATCAGAAGCAACTCGAAAAGAGTATGTGTATTCTTCTATTCCGGAAGTTAATCTGAGTAAGATTATTGTTCCTCATAAAGTTTTATATGAGAAGTTTGCTTTGATTAACAAACTAGAGGCAAATATTGGATTCTATAAACCAGAGGTTCTTCTTTCTAATTTGAATGCATTTCGGAAAGAATCGAATCGTGTAGTTTCTTATCTGGTAAAAGAGTTTGAACTTCGCAAGAATGCCGATCAACTTTCTCGGGCTAAAGTGTCTAAGACTGGTGATTTGAATATGTCTAAGATTTCTGAGTATAAGTTTACTGATGATATCTTTAAACGGATCACTAAGATTCCTAATGGTAAGTCACATGGTCTTGTCATGTATATTGATTGGTCTGGTTCTATGACAGATCACATTCATGCAACGGTAAAGCAGTTGTTGAATCTGGTGATGTTCTGTAAGAAAGTGAGTATTCCTTTTGAGGTGTATGCAATTGCATCTCATCCAGATGCAGATGATAGTATTCCATATCGTGGTGGTCTCTGTGGTTATCAGAGTATGACGATTGGTGATCTTGGTATGCACGATGATTTTTGTTTACCAAATATTCTTTCTTCTAAGATGACTTCAAAAGAGTTTACGAACGCTGCATCGATCCTTCTTGATTTTGGAACATCACGGTATACTCAGACGCAGAACGTTGTTGTACCGCAGATGATGCATCTTTCTGGTACT